AAAAGGTATGTTGCTATGGAACTTACGCCGTAGTGGTTTCAACGTAAAACGTTTAGTACGTGACTATATTGATGTTACTGCACGTAATCACAGAAGTTCTAACGATGAGTTAATGACAAGTTACTACCCACACCGTTGGTTATCAGAAGCTGGTAATCAAGAAAATGGTGCTGGTACATTTGGCCGTAAAGCACAGCGTAAGGTTGTAATACAAAAATTACAAGCCCTAGTAAATGCTAACCAACAAATTCGTGACGAAGAAGCACGTATTTTTAACCTAATTGCTTGCCCAGGATACCCAGAGCTAATTGGTGAAATGATCAGCTTAAACTACGATCGTGGTTTAACAGCGTTCATCGTAGGTGATACACCTCCAAGATTGACACCTGATGCAACATCATTATTAAATTGGGGTACTAACCAAGCCGGCGCATTAGAAGATAATGACACAGGCTTAGTATCAAGCGATGAGTACATGGCAGTGTTTTATCCATGGGGATACACAAGTGACAACATTGGTAACAACGTAGTTGTTCCTCCAAGTCACATGATGTTACGTACAATTGCATTAAATGACCAAGTAGCTTATCCATGGTTTGCACCAGCAGGTACACGCCGCGGTGGTATTACTAACGCAACAGCAGTTGGTTACATTACAAGTGAAGGCGAATTCCAGTCAGTAGCATTAAACACTGGACAACGCGATACACTTGCTCAAGTCAAGGTAAACCCATTGACCTTTATTACAGGCACAGGCCTTGTGAACTATGGTCAATACACAAGAGCAAGAAACGCAAGCTCGTTAGATCGTATCAACGTAGCACGTCTAGTGATTTACTTACGTAGACAGTTTACACAGTTGGCAAAACCATATGTGTTTGAACCAAACGACAAGATTACACGAGACGAATTAAAAGGCGCGGCAGAAAGTCTATTGTTAGAGCTAGTAGGACAACGTGCATTGTATGACTACATTGTAGTTTGCGATACAAGTAATAACACACCAGCAAGAATTGATCGCAGTGAATTGTATCTTGATGTGGCCATTGAGCCAGTCAAGGCAGTTGAATTCATCTACATTCCACTAAGATTGAAAAATACTGGTGAAATTGCAGGTCTATAACATATAACGGAGTCTTAAAAAAATGTCAATCGGATCATTATCAAAATTCACAGTACCTTTAGCTAGCGATAGCTCGTCTAGCGCACAAGGTATTTTGATGCCAAAACTCAAATACAGATTCCGCATCATGTTTGAGAACTTTGGTGTATCAACACCAACAACGGAACTAACTAAGCAAGTTGCCGCATCAAAGCGTCCAGTAGCAAAGTTTGGAGATATTAAATTAGAAGTTTATAACTCCACTATGCACTTAGCAGGAAGAGGAACATGGGATCCTATTACTGTTGACTTACGCGACGATGTAACTGGTTCAGTTAGCAAATTAGTTGGCGAACAAATGCAGAAGCAATTTGACTTCTTAGAACAAGCTTCAGCAGCCGCAGGCGGAGATTACAAGTTTACAATGCGTCTAGAAATGTTAGACGGTGGTAACGGTAAAGATGCTGTAGTCCTAGAAACATGGGAATGCTACGGTTGCTATGTTGTTCAAGTTGACTATGATGCTATTTCATACGCTACTCAAGAAGCAGCCATGATCAAGCTATCAATTCAACCTGATAACTGTATTCAAACTACAGGCGCATCAGCAATGAAGAAGTCTACTAGAGGCACAAGTACTGCTACTACTGGCGGTGGCGCAAGAGCATAATACTAAAAGAAGCTCACTAAGTGGGCTTTTTTTACGACTTTTGATTATCTACCCATATAATATTTTAAATAAATATTACTATGTCCAATCCATATAACGCCTATCGCGATAACAACTTAAACGTTGATACTACTGCTAGAGATTATCAACACGCTGCCAGATTATTTGCAGATGATAATTTTAGGTTGGCGCCTAAGTTTGACTTTTTATTCCATACTGTTTTTAGTTTAAACAATGCGGCTGTTAAAGATCAAACTCTTACTCAACGCCATAAGAATGAAATAAACATGCTAGTGAAAAGTGTTTCACTGCCATCAATTAAACTGACTACAGAAACTGTACATCAGTACAACAGAAAAAAAGTAGTGCAGACAGGTAGTAAGTTTGATCCATGTACCATTAAATTTCACGATGATAACATGGGTTTGATTCGTAAGTTATGGGAAAACTACTACGGATATTATTATGCTGATCCTACTAGTGCAGGCTCACCCGGTAGTGCATATAGTAGAAATGCCATGAGACGAGCACCAACAAACAAATATGGTCTTGATAATAAAAGCGAAGTGAACTTTTTTAATCACATTACCATTTATCAATTGTCACGTCACCAATACTTTGCATATAAACTAATCAATCCATTGATTGCCAGTTTTGATCATCAATCAATGGATTATTCTAAAGTTGCGGCCCACGAGTTTACTATGACTTTAAACTACGAAGCAATTCAATATTTCAGCGGAACTATTTCAGGCGATACGCCCGAAGGATTTGGCGGCGAACATTATGACCAAACACCTAGTCCACTGACATTACCGCCCAGTGTTACTATTCCAACAACTAGTGTAATGACAACTGATTCTACAGCAGTAACCGCACAAACATTAAACAATACAGTAAGTACAATCAACAACTACCAAAATAGCCAAAGTTTATCCAACGGTGGCCAAACAGGTATTGCATCAACGCAGACTATAGGTAGTACTGGTACAGTACCTCCAGGCGGCATACAAGGAACACTATTTCCAAGAGTTGCGCCAAATAATACCACAGTGGTTGCTACTCAAGTAAATATAGTTGGAAATAACAATACAGTTATTATAGCATAAATTATGAGCAACTTACCATCAACACAAGCAGTAGACAGTTCGGGAGAAGTTAAACAGTTCTTTGACAAATTTTTTGTCCACGAAATTAGTTTTCCCAGCAACCAAATTGATGCTGTATTAGGATTCTTTTTAAAGCGAGGATTTGACCAAGACAGCGCAAGAAGTACTAGTATTGTGTTATTAAATCAAGCCAGGATTGATAATGTTAATGTGTTTACTTTGTTAGACACATTAAAAGCCTTAACAGATATACAACTGAGTCAAGTGGTTGCACAGGTACTAAATGCCTACAGACAAAAGGTTAGTGTACTAGGTTACAGAGTTGCATCAGTTGCTGATTCTTACGAATCTAGAAACATTCTAGTATAATATGGCCAGCAAATTTGCACGTGGCAAATTTGTCATGACCCAGCCGGAAAAGTATGTAGGTACTAAAATGCCAACATATAGATCAAGCTGGGAGTGGAGCTTTATGAAGTTTTGCGATTCAAATCCCAGTGTGCAAAAGTGGGCAAGTGAAGCTATACAAATTCCCTACAGAGATCCGCTAACTGGTAGACAAACAGTATATGTTCCTGATTTTTTTATACAGTACCTTGACAAGAATAATAAGTTGATTGTTGAGCTTATTGAAATTAAACCAGCTAGTCAACAAATTTTAGAGCGTGTAGGTAAGAACAAATACAATCAAGCACAGTTTATAAAGAATCAAGCAAAATGGGCGGCAGCTAATATTTGGTGTAAGCAACAGGGTATAAAATTTCGTATTTTGAACGAAAATGATTTATTCCACAACGGCAAACCTGGATAAGTATTGTATGACTAAAAAACTTGAAGAACTTTTAAATTTGCCCGAAAGCAAAAAAATAGTCAAGACTGACGAGAAAGTGCAGGCTAAAGCAGACGCCGCACCATTCCTTCGCGACATGGCAGAATTTGACAAAATTTCGTCTGCATTGCCAGCTGTAAAGGGATTAGGCGATGCAAGTGATGCAGAATTTGATGCCCTTGCTCAACGTGCTACAGATGCATATGACGATTTAATTGACTTAGGCATGAACGTTGAAGCACGTTATAGCAGTAGAATATTTGAAGTTGCGGCTAGTATGCTTAAAAATGCAATCGATGCAAAATCAGCTAAAATTGACAAAAAACTCAAAATGATTGAGTTACAATTAAAGAAACAAAAGTTAGATCAAGACGCAAACAGCGCCGACGACAGCGTTACTCTGCAAGGTGATGGCGTTATTATTA